CAGAACGTTCTTCAATAGCAATTAGAATATCTCTAACACAATCAGGATTTAACTTCATTTATCTTCCCTCCTTTCTGATTTATTATACCATAAATTACCAATTAATACAAGTTATTTGATTGCGGTTTTAAGTACAAAAGCCGAAACAGCGGACAAGCTCCGCTGTCCGTTGGGAGTGGTCGCCCAACGCTGATGATGGCAGACCACAGAATTTTGAAAATTGAATAGGAGGAGTTTTTATGACAACATCAAAACGTCTTACAAGCAAATCAGGAGTGACTATTCCGAAAGACATGAGAATAAGCCTTGGCTGGGAACCCGGAATGTCAGTCGATCTTGATACAACTGAGGACGGTGCGCTGCTGATCAGACCGCACATCAACCGCTGCCGCTTCTGCGGAAGCATAGAAGACGTTCATAAGTACAAGGATGTGTGCGTTTGTGCATCCTGCTCCAACGAAATGAAGGAGGTTATCTGATCATGAATATTTCTGAAATCGTTGACCGTATGGCTGAAATCAAGCTGGAGATGAAGAATCTCAAATCGGAGAACGACAAGCTTCAGGCACAGCTTCAGATTGCTGCTGAAAAGGATTTGACCGACACAAAAATCAAATCCGTTCGCTATTCGGGTTCAGATGGAAATACGGCAACCGTTTCAATTTCCGATACTGTTTCCGTTGAAACCGGGGAACTTCTGGCAGATATTTTCGGCGAGGTTTATCCTAGTATGGTCGATAAGAGAACCACGTATAACCTTAAAGCTCCGGCTAAACGTATTCTGTCATCTATATGGCACAAAGAGTACTGCAAAGGCAGCATTGCTGAAATTGTTAACGGTCTCCGCTGTGATGACAAAGCAAAGAAAGTTTTACTAAAAAAACTTAAGGGAATCAATTTTGACAAAGACAAGGAAAATCTCGTCAATTTCGCCGGACTTTCCGAAGATGACGCTTCCGACACAGCATATCTTATTGCCGAAGCCGCAGCCTGGGAAAATATCTGTGCATTTGTCAAGGTAAATAATAATGGTGACATCAATGATGACATTCTTGCCGATGTCATCACCAAAGTAAATGCTGCTGTATGTGTTTCAAGAAGCATGAAAACAGAAATTTCTGTAAGTGAGGTTGGTGAATAACATGCAGAAAAAATGTGAAAGCTGCGGAGATCCTATTACAGGATCTAAACGAAGGTTCTGTGATAAATGCAAAAAACGCAGAGCTCGTGAATGTGCTAAAATCCATTATAAAAACAAGATTGAAGAGGCTCAGAAACGTTCCAAAAATCAATCATTAGGACTTGATTATGATGCAAATGCAGCAACTGCCGCAGGACTTACATACGGTCAGTATATGGGGCGTCTCGGGAAAGAAAATCTTTGGGAGAATCGAATGATGCACAGTTACCGGCGGTGAATGAAACAGAAAGAGGCGAATTCAATGAATACATTTTCGATCAGAGATACAACCATATCGTTTCGCAATAAAGATGAACAAAACGTCAATGGTTGGTTTAGGTATCGTTTCAAACATTACGGAGTTCAGCACAGAATGTTTAATATGCTGAGAACTAAAGGATTTGAAATCCGCCATGATGACAGCGCTAATAAAGTAATACGACGAGATTACTTTATTGGGCAAAAAGGTGAACTGAGATTTAAATCGCAAAGATATCCTAACGGATTTGAAATCACTTTCTTTCAGGAAATTAATATAGAAAATCCTAATGGAGGATTTTATGACTTTGATAAATTTAAGAAAATGCCGTATCTGATAAAAAAGCAATTTATTCTGATTTGTGCAATTATATCGGAATTTCTTGAGGAATTTTCCATAAACAAAACAATTCCCGACTACAAATCAGCAGAAGATCAGATAAAGCAACGTTATATTAACAGCTTCCATCATCCGCAGAAAGATATGAATTTTAATTTATCTGATCTCAATGGCACGACCTGCGAGTATTCATACAATAACGCTGACAGAGACGGTAAGACTATTTTTAACGGTGATTTTAAGTATTTCCGGGATTATAACGGCTATCTTGCTTGTGGAACGGTCTATCATAACATCAATAATATGTGGTTGGTAATTGTTAACGACAGTAAAATAGAAAATATTGCCGATTTTGAGCTCTTTGACATATCTGATAATGATCTCAGAAAACGTGTTAAAAAAGGTAGGCTTCCTCAGAAATATACTGAAAAAATGAAAGTTTTAAGCCAGTGCTCTGTTAAAGAGTTAAGGCGTGAACTAAAAAGGAGAATGTCGAATGAAATTTAAAAACACGATCGCATTAATAGCGGTATTATATATTATACTGCTAAAATTGAATTCATTTCATATCAGGAGTATGTGAACTCAGCTTGCGGGGAGGACGATGATTTTGAGAACATTGATGAAGACGAATAATGAACTTTTCGACCGTTTTTGGAAAGCATATCCCCGAAAAGAAGGAAAGCCAAAAGCTTTCCGGACTTTTGAAAAGCTGAGGATCACAGAGAAAACACTGGAGCAGGTTCTTTCGGAGCTGGAGCGTCAGTCAAAGTTTAAGGATTGGCAGCATATCAATGCCAAATACATACCTCTTGCACAGACGTGGCTAAATCGCCGGGACTGGGAGGAGAATCAGAATGAAACAGATCAAAGAACTGATACCGGAAATTCCGAAGATCAATACGGATCTTTCGTATACTGAGTATCTTCAGCTCAAAGCAGATTCATATAACAGCGCTACCGGAAATCTGACTGGATATGACTGCCCCATATGCAAAAACAAAGGGTATATTGAAAAGATTGTTGATGACAGCGAGGTGCTTGCGGAATGCAAGTGCATCAAAATCCGTGATACGCTTCAGAGAATAAAGTACAGCGGACTTGAAGAGCTTCTCCGCCGCTGTACTTTCCGTAATTTTGAGACTACAGAAGAATGGCAGAAAAGCATAAAGGCAGGAGCAGTGCGTTTTTCGGAGCAGGATAATGGATTCTTCTACATCGGCGGTCAGAGCGGCTGCGGAAAAACGCATCTCTGTACTGCTATTATCGGAGCAATGATAAAGAAAGGAAAATCAGCTCGCTATTTCGTCTGGCGTGAAGATTCTACAGCTTTAAAGGCTCTTGTTAATGATAAGGAATACCAACCTGCTGTAGATAGTTTCAAGAAAACCGACGTGCTGTATATAGACGATTTATTTAAGCAGTCAAACGTAAGCGACGCCGATGTAAAACTTGCATTTGAACTTATTGATTACCGTGCAAGAAACAATCTTACAACCGTTATTTCTTCTGAACTTAACATTGATGATCTTATCGAAATAGACGAAGCCCTCGGCGGACGCATTGTGCTGCTGACAAAGGGCAATAGGCATGTTATTTCAAAAGACCGAAAGAAAAACTACCGCTTACGAAAGGAGTAATGCTATGGCAACAACAACTAAGAGGCTCTATGCTCTGGCTTCCGATTTAGGAATGGTCAAAAGCAATAACAAAGACGATCCATTTCATCAGCTTGTATATGGATTGACCGGAAAGGAACACGTCAGTGAGCTTACCCCGGCAGAAGCAAGAGCAGTTCAGGCGGAGCTTCAGGAGCGCATGAAACTGAAAAATCACAGTAAGCCTTTGAAAAAAAATAAAAAAACTGTTCCCGGAATGATGACAATACCCATGCAAAAACTTGCATGGGCTTTGGCATATAAGCTTGAAGAGCTTGATAAAAAATCTCCCCCTGTTCCGGCAAATATACGGCTTGCGGGAGCAGTTCGTAAAGTATTGGGAATCACAGCTGCTCCGGAAGAACCGCTTAAATGGGTGCGTTTTCAGCAGGGTATGAAGCTCATTGAACAGTTGAAGAGATATGTTCGCAATGCAGAACGCAGATCAGGAGGCGGATAATGGAGGAATTTGACATCTCAGTTTTATCGGACGAGCAGCAAGGGATAATTGAAGCAATAGGGATCGATGCATACCGGAAACTTGTCGAGTCTTACGCTGGATGCTCTATATATGTAGCTAAAAAGGACAAATTAGAAAAAATGGAGCGTAATTTTGAAATACGCCGAAAATTCAACGGATGTAATCTTAAAATACTTGCTAAAGAATACGGACTAAGTGAAAATACTATAAGAGATATCGTTTATTCAAAATCCAAACAGGAAGATCAACTGGAAGGACAGTTAAAATTTTGACGTATAACACGGTAAATCCCTCAAAAATCTTATTTTCATTATCTCTGTTGATATGGTATAGTTGATTTAAAGAAAATCGACTATACCATTTTTTATTGTGAGGTGAGTATATGGACATTAATTTCATCATCGAATTCATACTGTCAGCCGGATTGGGAGTTATATCATTCTTTTTGAAAAGAACAATAGATGAACTTGACAGCTGCAAGCATGATATCGCCAAAATCAAAGAGGACTATATTACGAAAGAAGATTTTTTTCGTGAACAGTCCGAAAACCGAAGAAAATTAGATCGGATAATGGACATCCTGCTCGAGGTGAAAGGAGAAATAGGAAATGGATAAGGAAACACTCAATAGGCGCATTGAAGCTGGAAATTTCGTCGAAAACAATGGATCTGTGCTTCGTGCGATCAATATGCTTAAAACCAAGTTTAATAAGCTTAGCGCCATTCGATACGCTGTTCCATATGCTGATAAAGCTGATATTGAGAAAAGCGTTAATTATCTCTATGAAGCCGGATATTTGAATCTCAGGCATATTTGCAGCAAGCGACCTACTTCCCTTGCTGATACTGATTTCAATATGATAGAAGCAAAGCTTACTGCAAAAGGTATTCAGCTGCTTGCCGGAGTGATTCAGGACGAGTGCGTGGAGGTGTGACCTCTGTGACTAAAAAGCACAATAGAAAGCATTCCATCATTGACGGTCTCCCATGTGAACTCAAGGAAGCAGTTGATGAAATGATAAAGTCAAATTTCACATATCATGAAATCGTTGACTACATAAAATCAAACGGAGTAAGCATTTCAATAAGTTCAGTTCAGCGCTATGCCTCTAAACTGGAGGTAACTCTGCAGTCTCTCAGACTGGCTCAGGAAAACTTCCGGGCTATCATGGAAGAAACTGAAAAATATCCTAATCTGGATATAACGGATGGTATTTTTCGCCTTCTCAGCAGTCGAATTCTGGATGCGGTCAATAAGATGCCAGAGGAAATTCTCAGCGAAACGGATTTTGAGACGCTCTCTAAAAATGCTATTGCTCTTACCAAAGCGGTGGCATACAAGAAAAATATTGACATCAAAAATAAAAGTGTCCTTGACAACGGCGCTGATCAGTTTATGTCGTACATTTACGAGACTATGTCCGTCAAAGATCCGGAATTATTCAAGAAGGTCAAGAAATTTATCAAATCAGAAACGAAAGTCGGGTGAAGAAAATGAAAACATATGTATTACAAGTCAAACCGAGATGCGAAGAGTCTGTCTCCCGATTGATCAATGATAAAGGATTTACAGCGATGTGTCCGTCGGAAGAAATGTATATACGGCACGGCGGACAGTGGTACAAAAAGCTGAAGCTTATTTTTACGCAGTATGTTTTTGTCGAGTGCGAGCTTACGGATGAAACGTACTATCAGATAAAATCCATGCCGGGAGCTGTAAGATTCCTCGGTTTTGGAAGTCCTGAAGCTCTCGCTCCAGATGAACAGGAATATATCAGAGTGCTGTATAACAAGGGAAAGCCGATCGAAGTTTCAAAGATATACGCCACAGCTTTTGGAGAAAAAATGATACTCTCAGGAATCCTCCGAGATTATTCCGACAAGATCATAAGTCTCGATCTCAGACAGAGAAGAGCGAAAGTTTCGGTAACGCTTCTGGGCAAACCGCACACTATAACGCTCCCGGTAATTTCAATTTAAAACAGCACGTTATTATCTGCTTGGTTGATTCGTCCCATGCCGATGAGCGTGTGTGAATAAGTAAAAATCGGATTTTTCAAAGCAAAAATCCGAATGGCGGAGCATTCCCTAAAGAATATGCGTTTAAATTGTGTTTAACAGCCTTTTTGAGCGTTTAAATAAGTTCAGCCAGCAAATTACTCCATAAAATTTAAAATGGCTAAAAAGGGCAGTTACGCCCTTATTTTTATAACCGAAAGGAAGTGAAAAGCGGTGAACATAATAAAAAAGAAAAAACTTGAGTCTCTGGCGGATGGACTATCAAAATTTGAAGACAGCAAAAGCGCTGTAAAAAGTTCGAATTTCACCGACTTTAAAGCGTTTGTAAAAAGCTATTTAAATATCTCAGACCCAAAACAGCGTAAGAAACTTGCTGATGAATTTAAAAAGCGTCATCTGGAACTAAGTGATTTTATTAATGATAACAGTGAACTTATCACAGCTGAAATTGAAATTTCAAAGACGATTCAGGCTGCTATGTCGGGAATTAAAGCTGATAACGATACTAAAACAAAAGATTCACTGGCGGATATTATTATGGCTGCATATCAGCGCAGAAAGGAAAACGGAGATGCTTGACGAAGATGCAATCAAGTATTATGCTGATCATCCGGTTGAATTTACTGAAGACATTATCGGCGCAGCTCCTGATGATGATCAGTCTCAGATCCTTGAGAGCGTCGCTCACAATCAGATGACCAGTGTTCGCAGCGGTCACGGCATTGGAAAAAGCGCAGTTCAGGCATGGATAGTGATCTGGTTCATGGCTACAAGACCATTTCCTAAGATACCATGTACAGCTCCTACGCAGCATCAGCTGTTTGATATTCTTTGGGCGGAGATCAGTAAATGGATCAGAAACAGCAAAACCTTATCTAACGAACTTATCTGGACTAAAAAGAAGCTGTATATGAATGGTCACCCTGAAGAATGGTTTGCAGTTGCAAGAACAGCAAGCAAGCCAGACGCACTGCAAGGCTTTCATGCCGATGATGTTCTTTTCATTATCGATGAAGCAAGCGGTGTGGACGATAAAATATTTGAGCCTGTGCTTGGTGCGTTATCAACGCCCGGTGCAAGACTGCTTATGTGCGGAAACCCCACACAGCTCAGAGGTTTTTTCTTTGACAGCCATCATAAAAACAGAGCTTCCTACAAAACGTTCCATATTGACGGCAGAAACAGCAGCAGAGTATCAAAGGATTTTGTGAAAATGATCATTGATATGTACGGCGAAGACAGCGATGTTTTCAGAGTACGAGTAGCCGGAGAATTTCCGCTTGCAGAAGATGATGTATTTATACCGCTGCCTTTGATCGAAAGGTCAATTTCAACAGATTGTTCACCTCGAAGGCATCCGCATCAAATACATATCGGTTGTGATGTTGCACGTTTCGGTGGCGATAAAACAGTTATATGCTATCGAGTTGATGAAAAAGTTGAAATATACAGAAAACGGAGAGGTCAGGACACCATGAAAACGGCTGACGACATTCTCCGATTAGGCTTCGAGTTAGTTAGGAGATACGATCTAAAGCCTGAAACTGATGATCCCATTCCCGTTAAAGTAGACGACGGAGGCGTTGGAGGCGGCGTAGTTGACCGTCTGAGACAAGTAAAGCGTAATAATCCTGATCTGTATTGGTGGCTTGTGGTTTATCCGGTTAAGTTCGGACAGAAAATTCAGCATAAATATTATGACGATTCAACCACTTACATGATGAGTGTTGTAAAAAATCTTTTACAGCCTCACGATGAAAATGGAAATTCAAAGCCTATAGAACTTATACTTCCAAACGATGACCATCTTGTCGGTCAGTTGTTCGGCAGAAAATATATTATGACAGACAAAGGAAAAATAAGAGTCGAAAGCAAAAAGGCTATGAAGGAAAGAGGAGTTTCTTCTCCTGACGAAGCAGACAGCGTTCTTCTTGCTTGTCTGCCGGTCAAACTTCCTAAGAAAAGAGGTGTCAGAAGATAATGACTAATAAGAAATATCCGTCAGTAGGAGTAAAAATTATAAAAGCTTCAGGAAACCTTCCGATTGAAAAATCTGATGCCGCAACACATTTGACCGGGCAGGAAGCATATAATGCCGGTGAATGGATAGATCCGCCTACTGATTTGAGAGGATTCAAGGTTTTAGTCAATAACAGCACTATCCTCCCTCAGTGCATCAGAGCGTATAAGAATAACATTGCCGGATTTGGCATCGGCGTTCGATATATCGAGGATATAGAAGAAACTCCGGAAATGGCAGATGAATTTACTCGTATGCAGGAGATTATAGAGCTTCTGACTATAGAGCAGGATACTAAAAAGGTATTTGAGGATATTATAGAAGCAAGAGAAACTTACGGTATTGCATATCTGGAGATCATTCGTGATATCAGCGGCGCAGTTGTGCAGATCGAGTTTATTAACGATACTCCAACCATTAAGAAGACCAAACCTCTTGAGCCCTATGCTGAAGCGGTATATTTCCATCATGGTCAGGAATTCAAACGCAGGAAGAAGTTTTGCAAATATCTTCAGGAGATAGCCGGTCAAACTGTATATTTCAAAGAATTCGGCGATTTGAGAATAATGGATAATCGAACTGGAAAATATCTTGCTGAAGGAGAATCTCTTGAATTGCAGTATCAGGCAAATGAGATAATCGAATTTACTATTGGTACTATGCCTTACGGTGAAGTACGCTGGACAGGTCAGATACTGGGCGTGGACGGCAGCCGCAAAGCCGAACATCTCAATAATAATTATTTTGAAAACGGACGACATACTCCGCTTATGATCATTGTAAAAGGCGGCACTCTTACGGAAGAAAGTTTCGGTAAGCTTCAGGGGTACATGAATGATATTAAAGGTGAAAAAGGTCAGCATGCATTTTTGCTATTGGAAACTGAAAACATAGAAGGCAGAGCTGATTTTTCCGATACTGAAAAACCGGAGATCGAAATAAAGGATATCGCAAATATTTTGTAAAAGGACGAGCTCTTTCAGGATTACCTTGATAATAACCGCCGAAAGGTACAGTCGTCATTCCAGCTTCCTGATCTGTATGTTGGATACACTACTGATTTCAACAGAGCCACAGCTCAAACGGCTATGGAGGTAACAAAGGAACAGGTTTTCCAGCCGGAACGAAAAAATCTCGCATGGATAATTAACAACAAACTGCTGAACGGATACAAGTTCAAATACGTGGAGGCTTATTTTAAAGAGCCGAATATTACCAATCCCGATGATCTATTCAAACTTTTGTCTGTTTGCAATGCAGCCGGAGGACTTGCTCCAAATAAGGCAAAGGAGATAATCTACAGAGCCTATGGAGAAACCTCCGAGGATTATTGCGGAGAATGGGGAGATATTCCTCTTGCATATCTTAAAGCTCAGAGCAGCAGTATTGATACTGATCAGATTGCCGCAAGCTTGCAGAAACAAATTTCCAAGGCTGCCGCCAATCATGATGATGAAATCGTTGCTGTTATGAAAGAAGTAAGAAAACTTCTGAAAAACAGCTTGCAAAAGACTGACGGATGCGGTATAATTAAAGCAGAGTGGAATGAGGACGACCATCCCAGAGATGAAAACGGTCGCTTTACAAGCAGTGGCGGAAGCGATAATCAGTCCTCTGACACCAGCGGAAAATCATACAGCAGAGCAACGTTAAAATTACCTAAAAAAGAGTATGCAAAGATTGTCAGCGAAATCAATACAAACTATTATACAAAGTACGAAGGAAAAAGTATGGGATTTTTAAGAGCAGCAACAAATAAAGGATATTATTGCTATAAATTCGAGATTTTCGGCTTTGACGACTATAACATATTTGATAAGAGGAAATACTGATGGATACAGAATTTAAAAAATTACTCGAAAGTATACCTGATTCGTACAGTGACTTCGTATTCTATATGACACATGAATTTACAAGCGAATCAGATATAAAAAAGATAACAGATTTCATAAACAGCGACAGCAACATAACCACATCAAAAGTGGGAGAATTTACTGATGATGAAATTCTCCATATTCCAAAACTTAATTAAGGAAAACCATATTATGAACAAAAATGTAAGGAGGATATTGAACATGGCGGAAAAGCATAAATGCCCTATATGCGGCAAGTACAAATTTGAATCGTACAATAACCTTGATATGTGTGATATATGTGGCTGGAGCGATGATGCTATACAAGAGGAAGACCACAATTACAAAGGTGGAGGCAATGAAATGAGCTTTAACGAGGCTAAAGAAGCTTACAAAAATGGTGAGCAGATAAGATAATAGATGAAAGTACACCTATGGTGTGCTTTTATTTTTTTGCAAAAAGGAGGCAGAAATGTGCCAATACTGCGGACTTATAAACGCAATTGACAGCTGGATTCAGAAAGCTGACGATGATTTTGAGGATATTCTCGAGGACGAGGGCAGAGCCGAACCCCAAATTACAGTCAAAGCAATGAATAAAATGGAGGACGGAATTGCATCCGCTTTAGTAGCTGAAACAGATTATTTCATAAAGGCTATCAAAAAGCAGAAAACTCTTAACGAATTCATGGAGATATTTGAGGAAATCAAGGAAAAGGATATTTACTGTGACGAAATAAGAACAGTTGTGTCAGAGCAGCTGCACGAGCTTGTTCCGGTTCTGGTTAAAAAGTATGTGGCTTTTACCGATAAAGAAATCAAGATCACAAAGATCTCAAAGCGTGCTAAGGCATGGATCGACAGCTGGAGTCAGAGACTTTCAGAGCTTATGAAGCTTGACAGTCATAAACAGATAGAAATTATTCTTCAAAAGGGACTTGAAAACGGCAGCGATATTTCAAGTGTAACTTTGGATATCCTCAATAGTGGAATCCGAAATGAATATTATCGTGCGAGACGTGCGGCTGTAACGGAAATTCTCCGTGCTCATAATATTTCCAAGCAGGAAGCGGCAATGCAAAATCCTTGTATAAAAGAAAAAATGTGGAGGCATACGGGATCACATAAAAATGAACCCAGAGAAAATCATGTTGATATGGATGGGCAGCGTGTTCCGGTCGGAGAACCTTATGAACTTACCGGAGCTGACGGTGTGAAATATTACCCTATGTTCTCGGTTGACCCTGATCTTCCGCCGGCAGAATCTATTAATTGTCACTGTATTTCTCAGGATATTGTAGACGAAGACATATTAGTTTTGCCTCTCGAGGAGCGGCAGCGTCTTCAGCAGGAAGCTATAGACAGTATGGATGACGAATGGGAAAAGGAACTTGACGCTCAGAACAGAGCAAAGGCAGGGATTTAAATATAATTTAAATATCGTTAAAAGGCAGCTTAAATGCTGCTTTTTATATATTCAAAATACAGAAAGGAGGAACGATCTATGAAGAAAGTACAGAAAGCACATGAAATCACAGACGCCAAAATTCAGTTTGTATCACTGGTAGACCAAGCGGCAAATAAACGTCAATTTCTTCTGAAGAAAGCTGACGACGGCACAGCATTATTCTCAACGTGCGGTAAAATTATCAAAACTGACTCTGAAAATCACTATGTAACTGGAATTGTATACGAACCTATGACTGAAGACAGTCAGGGCAACTATATGAGTGAGGAGGAAATCATCAAGGCAGCATATTGGTTTGCTAAAAACGGCGACAAGGTCGATCTTCAGCATAGCTTTGAGCCATTAAACGGCGCTGCAGTTGTAGAAAGCTGGGTAGCAAAAGCTGATTTTGAGATCGACAGCATGAAAATCAAAAAAGGAACGTGGCTGATGACTGTGGAGATCTCCGATGAAGATGTTTGGAAAGAGATTGAAAATGGAGAAATTACCGGATTCAGCATGGGAGGACAAGGAAATTACAGTAAGGAGGATATTGATTTGGAAAATATCAATAAAAATTCATCCGGCGAAAAGAAAAGTCTGCTCAGACAAATCGCTAAAGCTCTTGGAATCAGCAATATAGAGAAGGGCGATACGGCAGCTCTTTACGAAGAAAGAAGCAAAGGAACTTTGTTCTGGAACGCTTTTAATGCTCTTGAAGAGACTCTGCACAAGTATAACGCTGTCACGGGATGCCGTGAATTCGAAGCAGATGAAGAAAAGGTGCGTGAACACCTTGAGGATTTTAATAAAATCATCACCAGTATTTTAACCGGAAAAGACAGCATAACTGATATTCTTGAGAACGGAAATACAAACATTGAAAAAGCCGGAAAGAAAATGAGCGATAAGAATAAAGAAACTTTGAATGCTATTTACGAAGCGTTGGGAGTATTCCTGAAAGAGTTTGATGATAATCCTCAGGATGATGCGTCAAAAGGAACGAATCCTGCCGAAGAAAACACTACAGAAGAAGCAATTGCAAAGTATATTTCAAAAGCTGTTGAGAAAGTTCTTAAGCCCCAGAATGAGACTATACGTGCTGAACAGATTCAGAAGATGATCTCAGACGCTGTAGAAAAAGCAGTTGAACCTATTCGCAAGCATACAGGTCTGCCAAGCAATCTTAACAGCAGCGCAAACGTTGAAAAGCAGTCCGGAGAACACTATTTGCATGGTATTATTTAAAAATAAAAGGAGGAATAAAAATGCCTAACAATAACAGTATTATCAGAAAAGCAGCTGTTAGCACAAGTTCAATGTCGTCTGGTCTGCTTAATCCCGAACAGTCCCGAAAGTTCATTCAGCAGACGTTTGAAGCAACTAATCTGGGCGGTCTTATTCGACACGAAATGCGTACAGCTAAAACTGGCGAAATTGACAAAATCGGTATTGCTTCCCGTATTCTCCGTAAAAAGACTGAGAATTCAGATGACGGTTACAGAGCAGGAATAAACGAATCTCAGGTTGACTACAGTACTACGGCTGTACGTTTACCATGGGAAATTACGGAAGAAACGCTAAGTGAAAATATAGAAGGAGAAAGCCTTGAAGCTACTATAACAAAATTGATGACCACACAGCTTGGCGTTGACTGCGAAGATTTGTATCTGAACGGCGATACTGAAACTGATTCAACAGATGCTGATTACGACTTTCTTAAAATCAATGACGGCTGGATCAAGCAGATCTCAAACGGCGGTCATGTCTATGACGCTTCTGCTGAAACCGGCATGAGTCTGGATATGTTCTACGAAGCTCTTGGCGCTATGCCTAACAAGTATAACAATGGAAAACTTCGCTGGCTTATGTCCCCTCGAAGAGCGCAGGAATGGGAGAGGTACTTGCTTACACAAGTAATCGGAAAAGGCGGCGCAGTTCCTGAGAGTATTTATACCGCTCCTGTAAAAATTCCGGTTGTCGAGTGCCCGTCAATGAGCGATGACACCATTCTTCTTACAGATCCCAAAAACCTTATTGTCGTAAACAGTTACGACGTAAAAATCAGAAAGACAACAGAAGGCAAAGAAGCTATCATGATGGACAAGCGTTTTTATGTTGTTCATCTTGATTATGATCCGATTATCGAGGAGCTAGACGCTACTGCGATCATCAAGGGTTTGAAGTGAGGGAGGTGTAAATTATGTATCGCTTAAAGCTTATTAAAGCACTTTCTTACAAGGGAGTTGTTGAAGCAACAAGAAAGAAGCCAAATGTGTTTGTGGAAGATAAGAATGTCGCTGATGCAGCCGTAGCTACTGGGTATTTTAAATTGCTGGAAAGTGAGAATATTCCAGTACAGAACAATCGGACAGTAATAGGCTGTATTGACAAAACACAGCTTGAGGATATGAAAATTGATGACCTTAAAAGACTTGCGGAAGAAATAGGTATTGATACCACTGGTTTCAAGAAAAAGGCTGATTACGTAGAAGCAATTGCATCGGAAGAGATCTCATACGATTCGGGAAATAACGAAATAGACTACGATCAGGCTAGTCCTACAATGACGGAGCTTCAGGATTAATAGCTGACAGACCATGGGTAACGCCTGATGAACTTCGGGATTACTCCGAGATAAAAGCGGTTCAGAATCGTACTAATGCAAGACTGAGATTTGACATAGCGAGAGCTGAGAAGTACATTATCGCATATACGCATAACGATTTCAGCAGCTTCAATAAGGTACCGGAAGAAGTCAGTACGGCAGTTATACTGCTTGCCGAGGCCTACGCTAATCGTGCTGTAGCAATTTCAAATGACAAAAAGTCAGAAACGTTTGATGATTATTCATATACAAATAGCGATTCTGAAATCAATTTTGACAGCCTTGACATAGCTGCACTGCTTTACGATTATATGGTGAAAGAGCCGAAAAACACAATGAATATGAGGTTAAGGAAGCTATGATAAAAGATTTTTTCGACCATAAATGCAACATTTTTCACTTAAAGAAGGGACAAGCTTCTCCGAGTTACGGATTGCCTTCCTCCAATACATTCGAGTATGCTGATACTCCGGATATAAAGGAGCTTGAATGTCATTTCGGCGTGAAGTCTGCTAACGTTACGATAATACAGCAAAAGCCTCAGAACAATATGGACGCTCGTATAAAGCTTACGCTTCCTATAGGAACTGATATCCGGCTGAACGATAAGATCATTGACTGCGATACACATCTTGAGTATACGGCAGAACAGCCGAGAAATATACGCAAGCACCATAAATTTGTGTATATTAAGCGAGTAGAAAGGCAGAAACCGTTGTAATGGCAAGAGTGACTTTTGATTTTTCTGAATTCAAAAACTTTTTTGAGCGACTCAAAAGTGCAGCAAATGGAGATTTTAAAAAAGAGATCTCCGAATGGCTTGACGCATTAGGAGTTGAGCTTTTGAGAGTGATTGAAGATGAGATCATAAGGCGTGACGTCACGGATAGCCGTCTTCTGCTCCACAGCTTTACAAAGGGCGATGCAAATAACTTTTGGGAAATCTCAGACGGAGGCTTGACCCTTGAAATTGGTACACATGTTGATTATGCTTCATACGTCAATGACGGACACTGGGCTAACCCTAAAGGTGTTGATATGCGTTTTGTACCCGGAGTATGGGAGGGCAATAAGTTCCGATACATACCCGGTGCAAAAACAGGAATGATGCTCAAACAGCATTGGGTAGAGGGACGGCACTACTGGGACAGTGCGTTGCGGATATTCGAGAAGATGTTCACAGACCTTGCAGAAGAAAAGATGCAGCAGTGGATAGACAGATATTTTGAGTGATAGGAGTGATTCAGAATGGAGCAGGAATTAGCGAGTATTTTCAGTTTCGTACTAAAGTCTGCGGGCAATCCACAGCCGTATTACAGAGATATTCCGCAGGATTTCACTGTACCGTCCGTTTACTTTCCTATCCCCGAAATAACTACCTGCGGCGATACGTTCAATACTTACGGAGCTGAGTATGACTGGTATATCAAGTTTTTCCACTCAACGACACAAGAGGCTTATTTGCTCGCTCTTAAAGCTCTAACAGCGATCAAAGAAAATAGGAATCTTATTCCCTTGCTTGATGAAAACGGCGCAAAAATCGGAGTTATACGCATCAAAGACCCTGAATTGAGAATAGCTGATGAATGCGCCGTACAACTTACGATTCGTTTTGTGAGCAGACGACCGTACATACAATCAAACGGACCGAAATCACAAGATTTTGCTATTGATATTAAAATAAAATCCGATATATGAACAAGGAGGTTATCTTATGGGTAAGTTACGAAAAAGCGATACCGCTGACGAAACTCTTGTTGCAGAACAAGCAGTATCGGCGGCAGAACCAAAATATACACTTGAAAAGCTTAAAGAGCATTCTGTAAAGCTTTTTGGTGTATCAGAAAGCACATTTATTGGAGCGACAACAAGACTTACGGATAAAGAATATTCCATAAGCGAAATTAGGAATACCATTGAAAAATGGAAATCAAAGGAGGCAAAATAGTCATGGCTGGAGGAACATTTGAAAAAAGCGTCGGCAAGGTCAGACCCGGCACTTACATTAATTTTGAAAGCACAAAGCAGACTACCGTGAGCAGCAGTGGCAGAGGCACAGTAATTGTACCTCTCGCAAATACAAACTGGGGTCCGGCAGGAAAACTGCTGACGATCACATCTGCAGCTCCCGACAGAGCAAAAGTGGAGCTCGGCTACAGTATAAACGAGGACGACCCAAGCGGAAATATGCTTCTGATTCGTGAAGCCCTCAAAGGCGCAAACACCGTTCTGGCATATATCTGTTCAGAGGGTACAGCTGCAGCAACAAATACCGGAGGAGGACTTGTTGCTGCAGCTAAGTACAAAGGAACAAGAGGCAATGACCTCTCATTTTCCGTTTTAGCAAATCCTGCAAGCGGATTTGATGTTTCAGTATTCCTCAGCGGCAACACCGTTGAGAATTTCAACAACGTTACAACAGCAGCAGACCTTGCCGGAAGTCAGTACATTACATTTTCGGCAGACGGCAGCTCTCAAATTTCAGCTGTTGCAGGAGTTGCTCTTGAGGGCGGAGAGAATGCAGTATCAAACAATGCAAGAGTAGCGGAGTTTCTCGGAGCTTGCGAAAATGCCGTATGGAATACAATGGCATTCCCCTTTACCGATTCGTCTTTACAGGCGACTGCTCTTTCCAAAGTCAAACATCTGCGTGAGAATGTAGGAAAATGCGTACAAATTGTATGCCCTGATTTTTCAGCAGACTATGAGGGCATTATCAACGTAACAAACAGCTATGCCATTGAGGGAAGAGAACTTACAACGGCTCAGGCAACAGCCTATGTAGCAGGTATTACGGCAGGCGCAGCAAGCACTGAAAGCAATACGGCAAAGGTTGTTTCGGGAGCTGTCCGTGTTGTGGGCGCAAAGACGCATGAGGAAGCTGTAGAAGCTATCAATAAGGGAGAATTTTTCTTCTCTGTTTCGGAAGCCGGAAGCGTTGCTGTCGAGTACGACATCAACAGTCTTGTTACCATCACAGACAAAAAGGATGCGTCTTACAAGAAAAACAAGGTTATTCGTGTATTTGACAGTTTTGCAGACAGCATTAAAGCAAACTTTCCTCCTAACCGTTTCAGCAATGACGAGGACGGCTGGGAAATAATGGAGGGTATCGGTCGTACCATTCTGAAGCAGCTCGGACCTCGTTCTGATGGAGGCTCGGGAGCTATTAAGAATATTGACTATACTGCAGATTTCCTCGTTGACAGAGAGAATTCCATAGGAGATCAGACGTTTTTCAATGTAGGAATCGAGCCGGTGGACAGCGCTGAAAAGCTCTATTTCACAGTATCGACAAGATAAGGAGGATTAAGTAATGAGCGGAACTATGTCACATAACAGAAATCCCCTCTCTATGCGTGAAGGCAAGGCATATATTAACGGCGTAGAAGTGCTTGACAGCATCAAACTTGAAATCAAGTTCACTCCTGAAGTGTGGACGGGAAAGCAGCTTGGAGATCGTACCAACAGTTCCCGCTGGCTTGGATATTCTATCACAGGAACTATCACTCGCAGACGTTCTACAAATTTCCTTGAGGATAAAATCAGAGAATACAAGCAGACAGGCATTACGCCTGAGCTTACAATTCAGGGAATTGTTGATGATAAAAACAGCGATTATTACAATCTTAACGGTACTCATACCGTTACTGTTGTCGGCTGTGTTATGACGGGAGACCTGAATCTTGTAAATCTTGACAGCAACGGAGAAGTTGTTGACGATGCTATTGCATTCAATGCTAAGGACATTGTATAAAAATTTGTTTTAAATGAGTTACACGAATTACAAGCAGAAGACCGCCACGGTCAGCCTGACAGTCTTCTGCCATCAAGAAGGAGTTTTACTATGACTAAAAATCTGAAATATTTCATGAGAGATACTGAGCCTGAGATCGTCACCGTACCCGGACCTGATTCATTTAAGGATGAAAACGGAAATGTTATTCAGTTCGAGATCAAAGTGCTTACACAAGCTGAAATTCAAAAAATCAATGACGGCTATCGTACTCGCAGAATAGCAACGGATAAAAAGGGCAATCCTCTTATTGCTAACGGAGAAGTAGTGTGGAAAACCGAAAAGGATAATCAGAGAGCTGCACGTCATATCATGGTCGAAGCGTTACAGTACCCCGATCTCAAAAATAAAGAGCTTATGGATTACTATAAGTGCGTTGATATGACTGAAATGCCGCTTCATGTATTCCCGAAAGCAGATGAGTTTGAACACGTTCTCCGTATTGTTATGTCAGCACTTGGTCTCGGAGATTTTGACGGCAACGATGAGGAGATAATTGAAGAAGCAAAAAACTAATTAAATGCAAGGGTTCAACAGAACATTGGGCGCATATTCTTTGGCAGCGTCATAATCTTCGCATGGAAGATTTCTGTGATATGCCAAGAAAAAGGCAGCTATTTTACATAGCGTCAGAGATATGCGAAATGAAATCCCCTTGCAGATACGATACACGAATAGGAGGCAGAGGTTAAATGGCAGAACTAAAAGCTAGATTCAGCCTTATCGATGAAATGAGTGACAAATTGTCTAGCATTGCGGATAAGGGACAAGAGGTAATGAATAACTGGGAGCAAGCCGGAAGTTCAGCTAGTTCCGTTATGGACACTATTGCCTCCTCTGCTTCTAATGCTGTTTCTACGGTTGGCGGTGTAGCAAAATCCCTTGATGATTTAATCGATACAGCAAACAGTGCAGGAGCTGATGCCGATAATCTTTCAGAAGCGATGAACGGTGTAGGAAATTCTATTGACAATGCTGCTTCCGAAACGGATAACTGGACATCAGCTGTTGGAAGTTACAACAAAGAAGCCCTCGAAATGGTATACACCACAGAAGAACTTGTTGAAATGGGATATAAAACAGCCGATGCTCTAGGCGATCAGGAGGAGATGTTTTCATTATGCGAACAATCTGCATCACAGCTTAATTCGGCAATTGAGAATGCTGTTAATTCTCATGAACAACTCTCAAATACTATTGAAACAACAAATGAAGTTATGGAACGTCTTACGGACAGCGGAAAACTCTCTGCTGAAAGTCAGAAACAGCTTGAAAATGCAGGTCGGACTGCAGCTCAGGCTATGCAGGAACTTGAATCAGCTCAGACAGAAGCTCGGGATGCTATGGATAATTATGACTCTGTAATTATTTCAGGCACAAACGACCTTGGAGAGCTTGAATCAGCAGCTCAAAGAGCAGGTGCAGCCGCAGAAAATTTAGCCTCTGCTCAGGATAAAGCCTCAAAAGCCACCGAAGAATACTCCGATGCTGCCAATAACGCAGCTCAAAGTGCAGAGGAAAGCGGAGCTAAAGGCGTTGACGCCATTACAGCTATCGCTGAAACAATTATCTCAGCTAAAATAACTGAAAAAGTAATTGAAATTGCAAATGCTGCTTATGAGCTTGCAGATGCTTACAGTGAGGCTCAGGAAATTGTTGTAAATGCAACCGGAGCAACCGGAGATGTACTTAACAGTCTTGAACAGAGTATTATGAATGCCTATATAGGACATAATCAAGATCTCAACACAACAGCCGGAGCTATTGGAGAGATCAATACAAGAATGGCTCTTACCGGCAATGAACTTACAGAGGTGGCAGGGCTTTTCCTTGACTATTCAAGAATTACCGGCTCAGATGTTGTAGGGGCTGTGCAGAACGTCACAAAGGTAATGAACCAGTGGGAAGTTGAGGGTGAAAGTGTTGAAAATGTTCTCGACCGACTTGCTTATGCAGGTCAGATTTCAGGTGCGTCAGTAGACAGTCTCAGTCAAACGCTAATTACCGGCGCAGCATCGTTTCAGGAAGTAGGATTGTCTCTTGACAGCGCTATTCAGCTGTTAGCTGATTTTGAGCTTGCGGGAATCAACGGATCAACAGCAATTATGGCTATGCGTACTGCTGTAAACAATTTTACTAGCAACGGAAAAGATGCAGAAACAGAACTGCAAAATGTAATCGCAACAATAGAAAACATGGAAGATTCAACGGAGGCTACCGCATTAGCTGTAGATACTTTCGGAACTCGTGCAGGTCAGCAGCTTGCTTCTGCAATCAGAAATGGTACTGTATCTATTGATTCGTTCAATGCATCTCTTGAATCTGCCGACGGAACCTTACGAAAGACAGCGGAAGCTGGAGAAACTCTTGGCGAGAAGTGGGAAAAGTCAAACAACAAGATAAAAGCAGCGTTTACAACCGCATTACAGCCAGCTATCAATAAATTTTCCAGCGGTTTTGCAAATGTTACGAGCAGTTTAGGAGATTTCCTCAACAAACATCCATCCGTAACGAAAGCGATTGCCGCTATTGGTATAGGACTAGGTGTTGCCGCTGTTTCTATTGCCGGAGTTGCATTTGCCGTAACGGTTGCAATTCCTGCTATAACAGCGTTTAGAGCTTCTATTCAAGCAGCACTTGGACCTATCGGCTGGATTTCTTTAGGAGCAACAGTGTTAGCCGGAGGTATTTTGGCATTAACAAGTGCATTTTCCAGTTCAGAAGATCAGATTACAGAATACAACGGCACTATGGAAGAATGTGCAAACGAAATTTCAAGAACTGAGGCGGCATATGATCGGGCTTGTAAAATTTACGGTGAAAACAGCGCATCAGCTCGTGAGCTTGCAGAAAACCTTGAAACTCTCAATGCACAGTATGAGTATGGCGGTGGAAAAGCTGCCGTATATGCTGAAAAAGCAGAAAAATTAGCGTCATCATTGGATGAAATCTCGACTGCTCAGAAAAAGGCATCAGAGGAAATTGACAAAACTGAAACTTCAGGACTTACTGCTATTGCGATGTTGGAATCTCTTTCCGAACAGTCAAATCTGACTAACACTGATTTGGATTTAATGACGCAGTATGCAAATTACCTAAACGATGAATTCAATTGCGACATCAAGGTTAATTATGATACAAAGGAATTAATAGGATTTGACCCTCAGGCAATCATTGATAAGGTTATTAAGGCTGCTGAAAACGAGAGATACCAAACGGCTATGGAGTATCTCAGCGGAGCTGAATTTCAAGATAATTATCTTCAAGCAAAAAAGAATGTTCAAGATCTAAGTCTCGAGCTTGATGTACTTAATCAGGAACTTAATGGAGATTGGACGCCTAATACGCATACTGTTACTGCTGGATCAGAAGAAGAACCTCATCCTAAGCGAAGAAAAGCTTCTGAAATTCAAGCTGATATTGACAGTGTTACAGAATCTCTTGAAAAATATAAAGATGCCGTTGAAACTGCAGAAGCAGAAATTGAAACATATGGTTTAATTATTGATGATACCGGAAGTTTTGCTGAAAATTTTAAATCTAGGCTTACGGAAATGTCATATAGTTATGGAGAATTATCTTCTGCCGCTGAAAAGCAAACAGAAGCATTGCAGTCAGAACAAGAAGGTATTGATGCTGCTGCAACAGCTGCCGAACAGTACACAGATCAAATTCTTGAATTATCTGCCTCTTATGATGAAGCTTATCAATCCGCACTTGAAAGTATGCAGGGGCAATTCGGACTTTTCGACGAAGCGTCAACGGCATCTGAAGAGTACCTGAATTCGACAGTAGCAAATGCTCAGGCAGCGTTAGATAGTCAGTTGGCATACTGGACTGAATATCAGACTAATCTTGAAACGCTTGTTGAATACGGCGAGGGACTTACGGGAGAAGCAAGAGTAAACTACGAATCATTGATAGCTTATGCTCAAAGCGGCAGTGAAGAAGCGGCAGGACTTGCTGCAAGTATAGCCGCAAGTATAGAACAAGGAGATATAGAAGCTGTTGAGAAGCTTGCAGGAACGCTTTCAAGCGTAGATACCAAACAAAAAGAGATAGCAGACTTAACCGCTGATTGGTCTACTCATTTCAGTGAAGAAATGGATAATATTGTCAACAAAATGAATGCAACTGTTTCTGAAATGAATTTATCATCGGAAGCCAATGCAGCCGCCACCAGCACAATCAATTCATATGCGTCAGCTATACGATCGGGCGCTGGAAACGCCCGATCTGCCGCACAAAGCGTTGTTGATGCTGTGAGGTCTGTATTCGATAACGCTAATCTTTCATATTCTGCCGACGGCGTTTCAGGTGCGGTAAAAATTGAGGGACATGCCACAGGTACAACTAATGCAGAAGATGTATTCGTGGCGGGTGAAAACGGTCCTGAGCTTATTGTAGGCAAGTCGGGAAGCACAGTGTTCCCCAATTCCGAAACTAATAAAATTATCTCTGCTTTGGATGACATTGACAGAACAAATTACAAAAATTCGTATATGACTGAAAATTCTGTTACAGATAATTCATCTGTAAATAATTACAGCAGCTCGTACGAGAATTACAATCAGACTGAAAGCGCTCAGACCTTCAATAATTATACTAACATAGAGAACGGCGGCAGCTACGATGATTCAGCTTTAATTCACTATCTTGAAAGCTTTGTGTCTATCTTTTCGAATATTGAAAAAGAAGTCGGCAATAAAGAAAATTATGCGTCGGAATCAACGGTTGATATTCCCGAAATTGTTACAATAGTTGATTTCTCTAGACTCGAAAAAATAATGTCAAAAATTCATTCTGATAATGATGTCAGCAATTATGACGATAGTGTGATATACGGTGATACGCAGAACATTGACAACAGCCGAAGCTATTCTAATGAATACGGAGATAACGACCTCAACAGAATATCTACCGATATAACCAATTATGGAAATGTTGCCCATAACTTTGAAAACAGTTTCAGATACGGAGATAAGAATTATGATGAAATAACAAGCTATAATTCTGCAGTAAACCTTAGCACGTCTGAAAACAGAATATTCAACAATGTGAATGATAGTGTTGTTGATTATGGCGATATGATACGAAATTACAGCGATGTTATCAATTATGGTGACGATATAAAGAGCAGCGATATATCAGATCGTACTTATATCTCAAAATCGTGGGATGGCACTTATTCAATCGATAACAGCAGAAATTATGAAGCAGTTTATAGCTGCGATGCAAGAGAAAGTATTGGAGATACAAATATACTCAGAAATACAAGTAATTATGAAAATGCTGCAGAAAACAACGTCGATAACCGAATGACATCCGATACATATATTACGGAAAACTTAATCAAAGATCAGTCAGGAGACGATTACAGCAGTAATATAAATCCGTATGGAGACAATATTGAACATCATAAAGATATGATAAATAATAATTCATTAGTGAAAAACTACAGCACGTTAAGTGACTACTCTCAGACATTCGAGAAGGGCATCATAAACGTGTTTATTCCAATGTGGGAAAGTATCACTAAGATGATTGAAAATTTGTTCAGAAGCAATTTCGGCGAAACCAAACATTATTACAGCACTTCCGAAAAATATTACGGTGAGTCCGAAAAGCTTGTTATTCCTGAGATCGTTATTGACTCTTCTGATATGACTATTTCGGAATCTGAAAGCAGGATAGTTGAGGAAACAGCAGAAGAAAATAATGCGGGAATAGTTTTTCCTGAGGAGAACGTCAGTGATATACAAAATAACGGCAAAGACAGAGGAACACGTCGTATTGTTATTGAGATTGCAGGAAGCGGAAGTATTGATATATCAAACGGCGCAGATCGTGAACAAGTACTTGAACTGTTGCAGGATAATCTTAAACCCGTGCTTATGAACATTATTTCAAATGAAATTTATGAGGAGGGAGAGCTGTCTTATGACTTCTGATTACCAGTTCTGGATTTCTGCAAATAGTGAAAAGGAAAAATTGCAGCTCCCTATTAATCCTGAAAAGATCACAATTAAGAGAGGTTCAAACAATGATAAATTCTCAATTGCAGGTCTCGGAGAAATCACAGTCATTCAGGATAGGAAAGCAATAGAATTTTCATTTTCGAGTTTCTTTCCTGCTTCCTATTTTCCCGGAGTAAAGGTTAAGAAAATTACACCTCCATTGACAATCATTAAAAAGATTGCAGGCTGGCAGGAAAGCAAAAAGCCTATTCATTTTGTTGTAACTCAATGCGCTATTGATATTTACTGCTCTATAGAATCTTTCAGTTATTCTGAAAGCGGAGGAGATATAGGAAGCTATGAATACAGCATTACTTTAAAAGAGTATAGGGAGATAACTGTACGGAAAATCAGCGTTGATACATCGACGCAGAAAGCAACAGTGAAAAACACACAGCAGCGTATTGATAATTCGCAGAAGCCAAAAACATATACAGTTGTCAGCGGTGACTGCTTATGGAATATCGCTAAGAAGTTTTATGGAAACGGCTCTCAATACGCTAAAATTTATGAGGTTAACAAAAAGACAATAGGCAGCAATCCAAATCTGATTTATCCCGGTCAGGTATTAACTATACCAAATTAGGAGGTGCTGTATGCAGTCAGGAATAAGTCTCTCGCTTTTCAAATCTCCCACAGAGGGAATTGACATAACTGATCTTGTATCGGAGATAAAGTGGAAAGGCAGAAAAGGAAGTGCCGCAAGAAGTATTACAGCAAAAATCATTGATGATGACGGATACAAACACGCTCGTTCCGGAATTGACGCAGAAAAAGGACATCAATGTATATTCTGCTATAATGGTGAAGAACTTTTCAGAGGAATGATTATGTCGGAAACGCAGAATGATAGGAAAATTATGAATTTCACTGCTTATGATATTGGAATTTACCTCTCGAATAACAAAGATACGTTTACTTACGAGGATAAAACAGCCGATGAGATATTCCGTGATGTATGTGCCCGTTTCGGGCTTCCTATAGGTACTGTTGACAAATGCGCATATAGAATCCCTGAACTTACCAAAAGCAAGACGACAGCATTCGATACAATTTCAGACGCTCTGAGCCTTGACTTTGAAAATACTGGGGTTAGACATTATGTATATGCAAGCAAAGGAAATCTCAATCTTATAACACGCCGTAAAAACATATTACAGTGGGTATTTGAGGCGGGTCAAAATATCATCAGTTACAGCTACAGCAGAAGCATTGAGAACATAAAAACAAGAATAAAAATGCTGTCTGACGAGGGAACTGTTGTTGCGGAATCCAGAAACAGCGCACTTGAAAAGCTGATAGGTATTTTTCAAGACATAGACAAGCCGGATGAAACGTTGAATGATGGACAGATAAAAGAGCTTGCAGACAGTACGCTTGAAGAAAAAAGCACTCCGAAAAGGACTTTGACTATTGAGACTATCGGAAAATCCGATGTAATTTCGGGCATAGGAGTATTTATAATCATTCCTCATCTGGAATTGTCAAGAACATTTTATGTGGATGAAGATACGCACACATTTTCCGGAAGCAGCCACAAGATGAATATAAAGCTTAACTATGCAGGAGATATCGGAAAGAATGATAATAGTTCGGTCGCTTCAGCATCTTCCAATAAAAAAATTGGAGATATTGTTCAGTTTAACGGAGGTTTTCACTATATAAGCAGTTCTGCGGTAAATCCAAGCGGAACAAAATGCAGTGCAGGATCTGCAAAAATCACATCAATAGCAAAAGGTGCAAAACATCCTTATCACCTTATCCACACCGACGGACAAACACGTGTTTACGGCTGGGTAGATGAGGGAACTTTCAGTTAGGAGAGAAATAAATGAATGGAGAACCTAAAGAAACAAGCTTTAAGGCGATGTTTCAAAGTATGATACCAAATGCAGCCGATCTGTTACAAGGAACGGTCACAAGCATAAAACCTTTGAAAATCCAAATTGCCAATGACAGCAAACTGATAATCAGTAAATTGTCAGCTGTTATTCCGAGGCATTTGACAGATTACAAGGTGACAGCGGAAATTTCAGATTCGTTCAGCAAGAATAACACAATTATAACGGTGCACAATGCGTTGAAAGTCGGAGAAAAGGTGCATCTGATAGCTTTGCAGAACGGAAAAAAGTATTTCGTTCTTGATAGGGTATAAGATGTCGGAGGTATATATACCGCTTCCTATAGCGGAAGTAGAGGAAACGCAGGAAGCGCCGTCCAAAACGTACAGCCTCGACCTTGATAACGGAAGAATAACAGGAATGATTGACGGTATAGATGCTGTCAATCAGGCGATCAGGAAAGCGATTATTACTCCACGATTCAAGTGCCTTATCTATGACAATCAATATGGCAGTGAGATTGAAGATGCAATCATAGCCAATGATGCTACTCAGGAATACATAGAAACGGTAATTGAGGGCTTTGTAACTGACTGTTTAAAGCCTGATACAAGAATAATAAGCATATATGATTTCTCCGTTGAAATCAAAAACGATTCAGTCTTCATTTCGTTTAAAGCTGATACTATTTTCGGTGAAACCGTTATCGAGGAGGTAATTGCAAATGTTTGACGAATACAGCTATGAACTACTGTTGCAGGATGTTCTGGACAACGCTCCTGCCGGAATTGATACAAGACAAGGCAGTATCTTTTATGATGCTGTATCAGGCGTACTAATTAAGATAGCCAAGCTTTATACAGATTTAGACCTAATATTTGCTTTGACGCAGATAGATACAGCTATAGGTGATTATCTTGATATTAAAGCCTCAGAATACGGCATAGTAAGACATTCAGCCTCAAGCGCTTTGTACAATGTCAAATTTGACGGAATAATTCCTAATAACGGAGAACGTTTCTTTACTGACGGAATGTATTTTGTACTTAAAGAAACCGATGATGGTATACCGTGTTTAGAGGCGGAAATCCCCGGAATTGACGGAAACGATATTTTGAGCGGAACTGCGGCAGTACCGGTGAACAACATACAAGGGCTTATTTCTGCAGCCTTCGGAGAGATTATAGAATACGGAACTGAAGAAGAAAACGACAATAATCTCAGACTACGCTTGCGAGAGAAAATATCCTCCCCTACGGAAAATGGAAATAAACAGCATTACAAAACATGGTGTGAAAACTTCGAGGGTGTAGGTCGTGCAAGAATAACGCCGCTTTGGAATGGTCCGAATACCGTCAAAGCAGTTCTTATAAGTCCTCTTGGAATCCCTTGCAGCGAAACAGTAGTTGAAAGGGTGCAGGAATATATTGACCCAACAACAAAAGGCTACACTGCCGTCGTGAACGGTAAAACTTATATAGTCGGAGACGGTCTTGGAGAAGGCGCTGCGAATCTCGGAGCGCATTTTACAGCAGTATCAGCAGATGAAACAGTCGTCAATATAGAATTTGACGCTGAACTTGCAGCAGGAGTAACTACCGATAATGCCGCCGAAGAAGCTGCGGAAGTTCTTGAAGAATATATGCGAAAACTTGTGTTGGAAACGACAAATGCAAGCGATATTGTGATAAGACTTTCTTCTGTCGGAGCATTGATTTCTGGACTTGCTTCTGTTTTAGATTATTCTAATCTGAAAATCAATGGCAATACGGAGAATATCGTTCCGGGAGAGGACAACGTTCCTATCGTCGGCGAGGTGACTGTAAATGTTTTATAACAAGTATTTCAAAAGCAATTACGATGAACTAATAACGTACTGCCCGAAATACTACAGAGACGTCCTTGAGATGAGGACTATCCTTGAAACAGAGGGAAAACTTGCAGACAATATTGAGGATAATATTGAGCGTGTTTTCAACAACTGTTTCATTGATACAGCAGACGAAATGACTATCAGCAAGCTTGAAAAATTCTTATGCCTCGGACTATACAAACAGCGTTCTTTAGAAGAACGCCGCAGACTGGTAAAATCATTTTTTGTAGGCAACGGAAAAGTATCAGCCTCTATGATTGGTCAAATGATTTCGGCATATACAGGAGCGGCAGTCACTTGTACATTTGAACCGTTTGATGAAGCAGGAAACAATAAGCTGTTCATAGATTTTGATCGTGGGAATGAAAGCGCTTTATATATGAGTGACATTCTTTCTCTTTTGGAAAAGAAAATACCCGCACACATTGAATATAGGATTGCTGTTGTTTACAGTTTTCCTATAGGCGCAGGAAAAGTCAGAAAAAATTACAAGTTCGATTATGAGGTGTGCGGAATGAAGCCTGAAACGGCGTTGCTGGCAGAAAAGCACATTCTTTCAACGGAAACTGTACAAACTCATACCAACAACTTAAAGACTTACAGAGCCTCAGCAAACGAATATAACGAGGCAGGAAAAATACCAGATACAGCGATTCTTGCAAACATAAAATCAGTTGACACAGCCGCAGGCGGTATGGTCGCTTCTGTTGACGTTGATTATATCCCATGCGGCACGACATTTACAAAAAGTTAGGAGGACAATATGGCGTTTTGGACTGATAAATTTCTGAATAAGATGCGTCAGGAATGGCTTAGAAGAATTTTCAAGATACAGTATCAGGCAAATAACGGCATATGGTATGATGCAGTTATTACAAAAAAGAAAGTAACAGACAACAAGGTGCAGATAACAACCACGACTACAGACAGCACAGCTATGACAATCAAGGCAGTAAGGCTGCTTGATACAAGCGGAGAAGTTGCCGGACAGCTCAGTGAAAACATTACAAAGCTTGCTTCTCAGGGTGTAATTACTCTTTGGGAATTTCCGATCTATGAAGTAACAAAATGAGAAAGGAGATGAGAAGATGTATAAAATTCTTACTTGGTTAGATCACGCTGTAACACCCGGTAACACATACAAAGTTAAGGAAAACAGCAACGGTACAATTACGCTTACACCTACTGGAGAGGTTATTCAACAAGGTACAAACATGAGTGCGGTCAACTTCAATAACCTTGAGACGGGTGTGCTTGCGGCAAATTTAACGGCTCTTGAGGCAATAAGAAATATCAAGCGTTTGCTCGATAAGGAAACAGCGCTGGAGGGAGTGATACTTAATGCTGCGCTCACTAATACACAGAAATATCCGTTTAATAACAGCACAAAGACGATAGCGCTCAGCGGAGCTAATGTCAGGTATAACAAGAACTACACTGTTACGGTCGAAGTTGAAAGCTATACTGGAGGCTGTGTTGGAGATGTTGTTATATCAGACAAGCTACTTAACGGTTTCAAAGTTGCTTATACAGGCAGCGCACAATCGGTTAATCTTAAAATTTACATACAAGGAGGGGCATAATGGCTAACATAATCATCAAGTCGGAAGAGCGCCGCAAAGACGAAGATCGTGTCAGAAAGTCTTTTGGAGCAGGAAATGATACTGCCTCAAAAGAAGCGGTTGAGTGTATCACAGCTCGAAGCAGAGAAGCATATACAGAGCTGAGAAGAATGGAGGAGAAGAAAAGGTGAAAGAGGTAATTATGACATCGGGTACTCACATCGAGTACGAAACAAGCCAAAAGTCTATTACATTCGGTGATGAGGATTTGACTATCAACCTCAAAAACAGAGAAATGGACGAAAAAGTAACTATCGATATATGCAGTGATAAGCAGGGATTCCTTGTTGTCGGAGCTGAAACAGGCAGCAGATATGTTGCTCAGATTGAAATTCCACCAAGGGAATATATTGAGAAAACAATTAAGACTAACAATGGAGAAGTTACAACACAGAACGTTGCCG